GGGCGCAGTAGGCCGGGATCAAATCGGCAGCCAGCCAATTGCTCGGCGACGACACCGTGACCCTGCCCGTTCAAAACGTAGTCAACATACATCTTCAGTCCTCCGATTAGAGTTGAGCCAGGTTAGGCGTTGTCGGCCTATCAAGACAGTAGTTCCAAGTTAGTAGCCAGTAAAGATTACGTGGGCCAACGTATCAGCCACGGGGTCGGTAACAGCTTCAATAAGCATAAATGGTTCCGACTCGGGACTACCCGTAGTTGCAATGAGCTTACCGGTCGTGTCATCGATAATAAGCATTTCACCAAGAGCGTGGTCATCACCAGTACCCGCAACGTCCTTGAGGAGCATATTAAACTCTTCACCAGCAGCGGGGGTGTAGACGAAGCAGTGATCACCGGCAGCGTAAGCATCGGTCTCAAGCTTACCTTGCAATCGATCAGTAGGATAAACAGCGGGCCTTTCGGGCGGCCGCCGTCTGCGTCAGCGTTGTAAATTTCGTACGTCCAATTGTTCGTACCCGAAGCTAGCCCAGCAGACGCATCGATCTGCAAAACTGTACCCGGCTTGGGGGTCTCCCCCGTCTTAATCAGACCCTCACGGAACAGACCGCGGGGTGGGGAGCTAACAATGATTTCGGTACCGTAAGCCATGGTTTAAGTCTCCATCAAAAAGTATGTAGTGGCCGCAGATGGCCTACGTTTACTACGCTTGCTTTGCTAAGTCCATAGTGGGGAGTGGGAGGATGTCCTCTTTGTCATCGTCGGACATCTTAGTATTTCCAACTGGAGCAGCGGCCCCAGTATAATTCGGTTTGGGAGGAGTCCCCGCAGTCTTGGGCATCATCTCAATCATGTCCCGCAGCTCAGACAAGGGCTTATTCTCAAGCTTATCTCGCATGCGGAATCTATGATTTGTGTCCTCGATGTTACCCACCAGCTGCGACACGAGTTCATCGCGTTCGCGGTGCTCGATCTTCATAGCATTTTCTAGTATCAACTTCACTCCAGCCGGAGCGGATGCCAGCCACTTCTCTGAGTCATCCGAACTGTGGATAGCAGCAGTAACCGTCGGCGCAGACTTAGATTCGCTGTCGCCCCAGTTAATCGTCGGAGGTAGGAGTGGCTCTTCGTCCGGTTCCTTGCCTAGGCGGGATACCATAGATGATAACCAGGCGCCATCCTTACCATCACCCTCTACCGTGTTTTCGGTAGTACCCGCATTCTCAGTGGGTTGAGTAGGTACTAGCGCTAAGTCGTTGCGGAGGTCCTCTAGCGACCGCTGCATCAGCCTTTCGGACTGGATGCGCTTGTCTGCGGTGTCCGTAACGTTGGCTACTAGCTTGGAAATGATACCTTCCTTCTGCTCTTGCTCAATCTGGTGAGCATACCGAAAGGTATTCTTCACTTCGTCTGGTGCTTTGTTTAGCCATTGTTCGGCGGTAAGAGGTTCGCCAGGTTCTCCTGCGTCCTTATTCTCGGTGGCCTTCTTACCAGACGACCGGCGCTTCATTTCGGAGTCTAACTCTTCGTCAGACATACCCTTCAAGACCGTACCCATATCATCCCCACCGTTCTTCTTAGTTTCAGCGTTTTTGGCAGACTTGGCTACATTCTCCGTCAGTTTGTTCAGCTTCTCGTCCCCCAATCCGTTGAGTACCTCACGGTCCTCCTCATCCCAGCAGTCGCAGTTAGCGATGAGCCCCTCGATTAGCTCGGTACGCTGTTCAGCGGTAAGGGCATCCATAGTCTTCACCTCCTCTTTGGTGTTTCGGTTAATAGCGTTGGTAACCAACGCCAGATCATATTTCCCATTTACTAGTACCCCACAACCATCACTCAAAGAACATGCCCCCACTTGGTCGGGTAAGACCGCCAGATGGTCAGGGCGATAGTTGCGAGCAACGAAGGTGTACGACTCACCGTTAAACGTACCTTCAACCGGTTCTCGGTCTAGAGATAGACCCGTAGATAATTCAACAGGTTGGCCAGCTTCCAATCGCGGGCGGATACGGATATTGCCGGTTAGTTTGGCATCTACCTTATCCAAGGCAGCTACATCAAACCACGCCTCGGCAGATAGCTTACCGTTAGATTTGGCGCGGTAAACCGTACCAACTCCCTGAGAGTCGATAACATCTGGGTCACGGGCAGAAATGTTAGACCCGCCGACACTAGGGTGGTAGACCACAATGGGTGTACCATTCCACGCCCCAACGCTGCGCCGATTCTCTTCCTCGGTATAGAGCCCAGGACCGTGACTACCATTAAGCACACCAGGTACTATGAGCGAGGCTGGGGCTACCAGATACTCACGCCCGTTAAGCGTGGTCTTGCGAGCCCTACCAGTCAGATTGACTACTAGCCGTTCCATACCCCTAAGTTACGGGGTCAGGGAGCAGTAGTAAATAGTGTAAGAGTGGGAATATAGCCCTAGACTACTCCCTATAGGGTGAGGCTAAAATACGCACATGCCTGTAGTGAATACGGCGCTCATAAAGTTCACATACTATGTCCTCACCCTTGGGGCGCAGCTTCTTGCGCAGCTTACTTAGATGATTATGGACATTGATGAGGCCGCCTAATTCGTCCGGCAGGCAAGCGTGCAGCTCCTCCCTACGATGCCGTTGCCCGTCAGATAGCACTTTTATCATTGCAGCTTGAGTAGGTGTATATCCATTGTTAGGCACTTTGTTTCTCCCCCAAGCTATGTAAGATGAATCCTGCAATGAAACTGCCTACGGCTAACAGCAACCACGTAGCCGGTTCAGGTACCACAGTATACGGTCCTTGGAGGTAGTTACCAGTCTGCAATGATGCAACGATGTCTAATTGGTTAAACACTCCATCGCCGTTCCAATCTCCCCCGCTCCACGCCACGTAGTCCCCGTTTTGGTATTTATCAGCCAGCGACACTTCAACCACATCTAATTGATCAAAGATACCATCTGCGTTGGCGTCGCCAGGTATCAGATCGTCGTGTAAGATAGTCAACCCAGTCAGGTTTACCCTAGTCCTACTCAACACAGTAGAGTGAGACCCAGCAGCTAACGGCCCACTTGGCAGGTCGATCAATCTGCTTCCGTCAAACCAATCACTCGGTTGTAGAATCCCCTGGTAGCTCACGTGGTTTACCCGACTCCACTGTAGCTCACCGTTAGAGTTGTACACGCCGCTGCTAGTGACAAACTTCACACCCTCGAAAAGTAAGTTGTCGTAGACGGTTCCGTCATTTACCTCCACATTATCACGTAAGCAAATTGAGATACGATTCCATTCATCCGCTGACCAAGTAGGCACGCCTAGAGTAAATTCTGCCCATCCTAGATCCCCGTAGGTACGACCCTGAATAGATTCCACCCATGCCTCATACTGACTACCCGCAGGCCCACAGCGGCTAACATCGCCAGGCTTCCAAGGTCGCGCGTAGCGGAATTGGTACGTGTACTCTATCCTGTCCCCTACTTCAACTCCAGTATAGAGCCCCTCCCAGGGCTTCACTAGCGTTGATCCCAGATAGCCAGATGGTACGGGAGCAATGGTTCCTTCAAACGTTATTGACAGCCCCCAGCAGCTATCTACCATCAATACAACAACCGCTAACACTGAGATGAACTTGCGCATGCTATTGCTCTCTCTAGGTTACTGCCTCTACTACGCCAGTTTCCCACTCGCCTGTTCCTCCAATCGGAGAAGTACCATTAGTTAGTACCACAGTCTCTCCATTATTCAACTCTATAGCGGTAATCAATCCTCGAACAACTGTTCTAATTGATTGCTTAGGTTGGCTAGTAATCAAGGCTAGGTCTAACTCTGCACGTAGACCCAAACGATCGTTAACCCATCCCCAATCCACTAAGTGCACCAACGATGGGAACCTAATTTCATCTAACCTATCTACCCATCGCGTGAAATCACCCATTCCTCTATTAGTAGAAAACTGGTCAATAACTACCCCACCCACCGCTACGTAGACGCTCATCCTGCACCTTCTGGGAGTTCACTTATTTCCATTCGTATCAGCTTTCTTAACTCTTTGATGTCTTTAACTTCGTGCATGCCTCCTACACGAAACGAACCATAGCCCCGGCGGTAGAAGATACGACGTTTCTTGAGATCTACACAGCAACCACTCTCAAGAAACTTAGCTAGCATATTTGACTTCTCACCTATACTATTCCCAGGAATAGCCGATCCATCATCTAGCACAACAGTGTGAAACACTCTATCTTTCTTCTCCCGTACCCATGCTGCTTTACGATCCATCGCAGTGCGATTCATAGTTAATTTGTTGTTTGAATTATCTACGAGTGTCTTTACTTCAATCCCGTGAGTCTTCCCTCTATCGCGCCACTGTATGTCATGAGGAGCGTTGTCATCAATAGCCTTTGCTCTCTTTCCCAACGACCTAGCTAGCATAGCCTCATTATGTTCTTCGCTATACCTCTGAACTTCACGCCCTACCCTCTTTGCGTTGAGCTTAGCAATTTCAGACTTAGCTACCCCGCATGCCCCAGGGGCATTAACAATTAGCCCCCCACACCTTTCAACTGTTCTCTTATTCAAACCTCTCGGTTGTCCTAGTAGGTTGTCCTAGTACACTCTTAGGCCGGACCTTTCCAAACTTAACATCAGCTCCCGGCCACTTGCTCAATGCCTTCTGCTGCGCCAGTGTACGCTTACTACGCTCGGGTATCTCAGCTCGGATCGAGTCGTTGCGGGCCTTGTCTAACGCTTGTTTACCCCGCGTCTGTCCCTTTTGCTTCTCCCCTACGTTGGCTGGTATGTATGAGCATCGGCACTGAGGATGCCTAGGAATAGTACCCCTAGCTTCCTTCAGTTTCATCACGATACCTTCAAGCGGCGCACATAACTGGCATACCCTACCGTCCCCCGCCGTAGACCACTCTACAGCCACCCCTACCTCTTCTACACCCAGCCGCTCCAGTACATCCAGCTGGCCCTCACCGTGAGCGCGTATGATCTCAGTACGCGCGATAACCCTAGATCGGTTTTTACCAATGTCCAGCGCCTTGTTTAAGTCCCGGGCGATTACTCTAGGATTCTTGCCTTGCGACAGCCCATCTGTTAGCTCCCGCGTCATACGTTGAGCCATGGATTCGCTAACACCCTTCAGTTCAGTAAACACCCGGCCGGCTAGTACCTTTACTTTATCTACTGATACTGGATGAGCAAAAGCAGCGCGTAGAAACTCTTCTCTAGTGCCTTGAAAGAACGCTAGTTGTTCGCTACCTCCTGCCATAGCCCTACGCGCTCGGTTAGTATCATCGAACGCTCTACCAGCCCCTTTCTCGTAACCCTCACGTATGTATGCTTGCCAATACTTCTGCTCCTCTTGAATGCCTTCCGCTAGGATATTCAAGTTGGTTTGAGTCTGTAGCCAATTACGGAACTCGTCTACCTTTTGCTGAGTAGCGTGGAATCTCCACCGTTGGTTTTCTACGTTGCCGATAAATGGATTCTTGGTACGAGGTTTGATTCCTAGCGCATCCTCCTCGACGATCAGTGCTGTTAGTAGCTTACGTAGACGACTGAACCTACGCCGCAGGTCGATCTCAAACCGCCTACGTAGCGTAGTGGTACGGGTAGGATCGGCCTTTAATGGGTTAGTAGGCACTACAGTAGTCCTTACAGGCCGCCTAACGTTACCTACCCACCCACTAGCCCTTATAGCCCGCTCTTGCCGACGGGCCTTAGCACGGCCACCAGAGCCCACATAGCACCTACCAGACTTACCCCATTTCCAGCCCAGCCTACCGTTTGACTTGCAACGTTGTATCGGCATCTCAGTCATCCACTACTTCACGCAACGTACCATTATCAGGCTCTATATGGGTAGCCACCTCCGGTTCTTCCTGGGGAGTATTATTGGGTACCCATGTAATGTTAGACTTGATTGGGGGAGGTACCATATACGCTGATTGCTCATCATGGTCTAGGTTCAACCGTAGAGAACGATACGCATTCTCCGTAGACTCAGGTTCCGGTGTAGTGAGTACCTCACCCGGTTTAGTCGGCTCTTGTTCTGTAGGCCCAGTACCTACAGGTGCAATAGACACCTCGGGTTCCTCGGGGATAGTAATCTTTTCCTCTTCGGCCATTGCTGCCTCTACCACTGCCTCAGCTTCCTCTTGCGTCCAACCAATGACCCGTACTAAATAATCAAACGGGGTCATCATCGCCTCGACGTTACCACCAACGTACTTGGTCATAGCCTCGGTCTGCTTCACCGAGATATCAGCCTGTTCCAACTTAGTGAGTGAATCCAGGTCCGGCCATACTACACTATAGCCCTCGGGCTCAGGCAGTATACCCATTAGTATGAGGCGATCTACAAATGGGATGATAAGCCTGGGGGTGATATAGTTCGCCTGCCTGTACCGTAGCCGATCGTTCCACGTATCCTCGTCCTGACTACTAGCTAGCTCCCCCCGTTCTGACCCCATAAAGATGCGCTTAGGGATGCCAAGTCTGATACAGATTGCCGTTATCTGGGTATCGATCTGTGGGGTAGGATCAACTACCTGCGGAGCTAGGCTCTTAGCGCTCATGCCCATCAGCAATAAGTACCGCTGGAGACCATTCATATAGTCCTCCATACGGTCCTTCACTAGTGCATCATCGATTGCTACCTCGCCACCAAGTTGTGGATGCGTTTCAACAGATAGTCCAGGGAATGCCCCCCGCCAGTACATTTCGGCACTGCCCCCATAGAGCTTGCGCAGGTCCAGTAGCCGATTGAACACCGGACGCATCCTCGGCACGCCTAGTACCTCACTGCTACCAAGATTATCCGCTACGTGGATAACTCTAGTCCAGTGTACGTTGAATGTAGCAGTAGATAGCCCTACACCACCTTGGGACTGCTCCCGGGGATCGTTTAGTGTGATATCGTAGGTCTCCGGCTGCCCGAATCTAACACTACTTGGGTCGCTATCATACCTTGTCACATTTACTAGTGCCTCATCAAAGGATCTGAGGAACAATAGCTTACGAGTAACCTTACCCCCGGTGCCTAGCGCCCTAAAGTCAGCCGGCTCTCGCATGTCTCTGCCATCGTCAATTCCTAGCAGTAATACACCGTACCAACCAATACCGCTCTGTATGTCGGCCCTAAGCAAGTGCTCCCATATTGGGCTACCTTCCTCGTCCTGATACCAACTCTCCCCACGTAGACTTTGACCTAGATCAGTCCACGCTTCTTCAAATGCAGTTATGTTGTCTACATCTTCCGTTTCAAACACACTAGGCTGAGTCTTCCACGATTCCTTGGGCATCACCTCAACTACTCTAGTAGCGATTGACTCGCGGTCGTATAGCTCCCGCATGTCGTCTACAGTGATAGATGTTGTGGTAGGATAGCCACACTCATCATTGATATCACGTCGAGGATCTATCAACTGCTGAATGAACTCACTACGTGATGTGGCCATATTAGCGAGTACCTCTTGGATAGCCGCGGCGTTGGCTATCGTCGCTTTATCCTTCATGGATACGTACTTACCGTTGCCGTCCCTCGCTTGCTTGGTTACCATGTTAATCCTATCTAGACCCGTCCGGCCTTACGCATTATGAGTCGCATTTCTGTGTCGTGCTCCTTAGATTCTTGTATCGCTCGCTCCTGCTCCAGCTCGAATAGGATAGCTTGCTCGCGCAGCCTACGCATAGCCCTATCAAGGGGAGTAGGTCGATCAGGTAGTGAGTAATCGCCGCTCATATTAGCAAGTAGAGAAACAATAGAACGATTGGGATGGTCACAAAGATTGTCAGTAGACAACCACAACCTGTTAACGCTTTACCAAGCTCAGCAACTGGATCAGTCATCGGAGTCTCCCGGTAAGTCTTTTCACTGCGTTGAGGCACGCCGATCTAGGATCACTATCTCTTACCACTTCTGCACCATCTTGGCCAACTACCCATTCGTCACCATGATGTGTTAAAATTAAATTGAATCTACGTTTCAGAGCTTCCCCCATAGTTACCGCCCCCGATAGGGTATTATAGTTGCCCACTACTGGCCTAATCCCTCTGTAGTAATAAACGGCTGTTGGATTTGCGATCCTATGCCCCAGGGCAGCATATTCTGACAAAGTATACTGACCGCGCACCAAGTTAAGGAAAAACTCGTCTCCCTCCCACGTGAAGATATTACCAAGCACATCTTGTTCAACAATAAAGTCCATCTCAGTCATTAGTATACCCCTTAAATTGCTCTTGCCACACTCACAGCCCCCTCACGCAGCAACCCAAATACTGCCAGCACTAGAGCATCAGCTTCATCTGGACTACACCCTATTAAGTCAGTCAACGTTACCTTAGTACTGTTGGGATCGCGCTTGCTCTTTGGTGGTAGTATCATCCTACCCTCCTCATCCCATTCCAATGGTATCGGGCTCAACTGCCTACGTAATTCAGTATAGTGTGCTGGTAGACCAAACCCCCGCTCGTTGGCGGCTGGGTCTAGCATCTGCCGTAGTAGCCCGTACATCTCCGCCCTGCGGTTGCGGTAAGCATACCTTACTTCGCTTTCCTCTCGTCGCTCCTGACCGGTACGCATCCGACGGGTAAACTTATCTTCACTGCTAGCAGCCTCTCCGAATGCTACGGTTCGTACCTTGTATCCCTGCCTACGTAGTCGGTCGGCATGTTCCTTGCCACCGCCGCCACGATCAAACAGGACATTCTCTGGGCGTACATCGTACTGCCTCATCAGCGCTATGGTGCGCGACGTTATCACAGTAGTGTCAGGGGTCTTCATCGATATTAGCTCGATCAACCCCAGCTCGTCACATACCGCCCAACAAGTGCTGTCCCCGCCTTCCGCAGGGTCTACCCCTATTGTACGCTTAGCAAGCTTGCTTCGGGTAACCTCCATCGCTACTTGCTCCGCCCGATTCAACCAGTCAGGCGGGAACATCAATACCTCGGCGCCTTCGTAGAATTCCCCATCTAGCCCTATGCACTGTCGGATCGGATCCCAGGTAGCCCTGCGTTTGACGTAGTCGCTATAGCGTAGTACACCAGGTACTAGCTCTTCATCAGTTATGTCTAGACCAGCCTTCTTTTGTGCTAGGCCTAACCGTACGTTTGGACTATCCTGCCCTTGCACTCGTATGACGTTGCGATATAGGTGGTTGTTAGTCTCCGCCTTGAGATGCCCATCCTTCACACCGCGGAAGAAAAAGTTCGTGCAAGGATTAGGGTTGCCTATGATCAGCTTCTTCTTTGCCCAGGTATCACCTTGAGTGTAAACTACGTCATCAACCCCGCTCGCCTCATCTATGATCAGTAGTGTGTGCTTAGCGTGGTGTCCTGCCATACCTTCCCCACGTTGACTTACACAACCGTGTAGGTAGCTAATCTTACACTCCTTACCACCTACTACCTTACGTATGTCTCGATGGTTGACGATGAACGGTCCGCCCTTCTCTACCTCTAGTGGGTATCGCGCCTCTTGTATGAATCGTCCTATCTCACCCCACAATACTCGCAAGTGGTCATCTTTAACTGAGGTTGTTACCACTCGTACTGGGTAGTGACAGAGAAAGAACCACACTGCTAGAAACCCTGACACAAAGTCTTTGCCAAGCATGTTCCCCGCCGGTACAAACGTCTCATCATTGTCTACTACAGAGTAGATAATCTGCTTCTGTTCTTTGAAGAACGTGACGTTGGGCCAGAGCAACTCAGCTAGTTTAAGTGGATCAGTTGCCAACTGCTTCTACCTCTATCGCCTTCTGTTCAGCCTCTAACACCTTACGCTCTACCTCATCAATCTGCCCGTTGCCCCCACCTACTAGCTTATCCCAGTCCACGGTAACTACTTGATGGTCATGCTTCTCAGCGGCGAACAATCCCTTGTGGCGCATTGCCATGTCCATAGCTGCCGCTTTAGATACCATCCTAAGCTCCGTAGTTACCTCTTCTACCTCTGTACCATCATCACACTTATACCGCTTGACTTTCTGCTTAATACCATCAATAGCGTTACGTGCCCGTTCTGGTAGTTCATTGATATTCTCAATTAGCTTACCAGTATCATCTACAAAGTCTTCACCACTCCGAGTAGCACAGTATACTAGTTGTCGAAGTATCTCATTCCTATCTACCTCGTATTGCTTCTGACTATCAGCCATCAGTTTGCCAATGTATCGAGATAGTAGCTTGTTCTTCAGTAGCTTAGTAGCCCTTACTGAAGCACCCTTCTCACTGTACCCAGCATCTATTACAGCTCTAGTCCCATTACAATCAATCATATACTCCAAGGCGAACCTCACCATACGTTCAGTCAACCGCCCTGGATTCACACCTTGCTTTCGTCGTTTCAACACTATCCCCACCTATCCTTCAAGACTTTAACTTGCGATTCTCTAAAGTACGCTCTACATCTTTACGGGCACGCTCCAGCCTCTCAGTCGCCGCAACTACATTATCCATTGCTTGATACAAACGACGCACGGCATTTCGGGGCTGGTCAGTAGTACGATGTTTAGGAGTCGCGTCCTCCGACTCGGTCCCGGTCAATACGTTACGCGCCTGCTTTGCCTTCTCGGCAAGTTCAATCATCTGGTCTACCACGGTAACGATCTGCCTTGCGGCTTTTCGCTTCGTGGTTGTAGCCTTTGGTGGTTTCGTCGGCTTGTCCCCCATTTCCAATCCCCTTAACTAATGTTTACGTGCATCCTAGCATACGACTTACCCCACTCAAACTTACCAGACCTCCGGCTTTTAGCTAAGGCCAGTACTCCCTCATCCGCGGATACCTTGTCGTACTTTCCGAGCTCAGATAAGTCAGGATAACCTACCTGAATGTAAGGCTCCTTCGATGCCCGCACCGTCTTCAAGTCCATTACCAACCCATCAGGAATTCTGACATATAACATAATACTGCCATAGTCTGACCCCTCGTGTTTCACCCCACGGAGATCTAAACACAGTCTACATCTGCACTCCGGATGCGGTACCTGAGCTACCCAATCTACCACTTCATGCTTATAGTAGTAGTCAATGTATAATTCCTCGCCCGGACGGCAGCCCCGTTCTACAACCGACTTGAATATTGCGTAGAACGAATCTTTCGTATGTTCGCTCTCTAGAGGGTACGTCCAATAGGTGATCAGTGAACCATTCAAATTAGGAGGCCCACAGCCCTTCTTCCAGCAAGCCAACACCCATGTACCGGTGACCAACCTACCCAACGCCAACGGTCCCCCACAGCAAGAGCACTCCATAGGCACTGGTTGAATATCGAACCCAAACTCTCCCCCATCTGGACGAACCCTCACACCCTCCTCATCAGAATCAGCCCTTACCTCGGGCGATCTAGTGATGAACGGCAGACCCACTAACGACTTCAGTAGATTACGTCTCAACATGATCTCGCTCCCCTATAACTTATCAACCATTCCCTCGAACCACTCCGGTTCAAACAACTCGCACCTCACTACCTTAAGAAAGTCAGTGTACTCTACCGGATAAGCGCTTCTAGCTTCAGTCTCTTTAGCAGTCCACCCGGCCCGTATTTTAGCACACTCCTCTCGTATTTTATCAGCACTAGGCTTGTATCCCCTATCCACCAATCCCATCCGCGCTGTACGTTCACGATCCTTCCTTAACCCTTCCAAGCTCTTGACGTACATTCCCATAGTTGTAATCCTCCGCCTATACTATACCGGCGCCACCCACCCGGTAAACCTTGACCCATAAATAAATTTCCCCGATACCCCCTTACCCCCCTTTACATAGCAATCAAAACCATTATACTACGTGTACGGGCTACCCTACTACTACTAAACTACTACTAGTAGTTTAGTAGTTAAAGCGTTATGCTATAACACTTTACCTATCTCAACCCTCTCTACCGCTACCCCCGCTAGATCAGCAATACCAGGTCTATCTAGTAGCTCCCCCTGTATTCTCGGTACCGCATTATTTTCCAGATACTTCTTACTCAAGTCGATCCCCCATGACCACCTACCGTTGACTAGCGCTACACAGCACACCGTGCCACTACCTACAAATGGATCAAGTACAATACACGGCTTAGTAAGGTGACTATCTAGTGATAGGTCAGATACATACTCTGTTATCAACTGGGTTTGCTGTTCTATTTTCGCTGATGCCGCTCTACGCCTTTTCTGCTGCTCCTCTTGAGACCTTCTGGGTCGCTTAGAGTGATCTACTACGTCATGACTACCTTCCCCTACCGCCCACCCCGTCGGTACCTGACCGTCGTTATGGGAATTCTTAGCTACCTTTCTTTTAACAAATTTACCAAAGCACTCGCACGTAGGTTCCCACCCCACCGTCTTTACATCAACTCCCGCCACCGTGTTAGCGCAACTGTTCCCAGTACCCGGTTCACCAGTACGCTTAACATACTCATTAGGCCTATCCCGCTTCAATTGCCTAGACCCCATTACCCTACGCCACGGTGCACCACACTCTACGCAACACCCCTTAGCGCTAGTCCCCGCCAGTATGCAGGGCTCCACTAGCTTGCGAGGAAACGTAGCAAAGTGAGCACCAGGGTACCCTTCCGAAGCAATAGTCCATACTGATCGTTTGTTACATGTATTTTGGGGTATGTTGCTATGGTATGTATTGTCTGCAAACTGAGTTCTTTGTGTACCCCTCTGTTCAGACGTCATCATAAACTGTTTCGGCCTAGGCTTTGCAAGCGAGAGTTCACTAGCAACCCATTCCTTAAGAGCATTGTCCTTAATTGCCTCAGCATCGTAGTAGTATCCCTTGCGCTTAACCAACAGAAACAGGTACTCGTGCGCCTTGGTGCACCTGTTCCGTACGCTTTCTGGCATCGGACTCGGCTTCGAATTATGAGTAAGTACACCTGAAGCTAATGCAAATATGTTAGGTTCATCCTCTACTCCTAAGCTATAGAGTTTTCTACAGCGGGCCTTTCTAATCTGTACAATCTCATTACGATTCTTCTCGTTCCAATGCCCACTTCTAGATTTTCTAATCTCACCCCTATAGGATGGGAACCTGTCGCCATTATAAGATGCCCAACATTGATTCAAAGTTAAAGTCCATCCGAGACGAGCACAAGCTGTGCGAATATCCCTCTCTAGTGAATTGTTTCTACAGAAATCTAATCTATAACGACTTCCATCATTCGAGGCATCCCCGTGTAGATAACCAGCCATTAACTCCCGTAAGAAACTATTACTATACTTCCAAACTACTGAGCTAAAGTGTTTTGTTTTAGCATTATTCCCAGTTATCAATTCTCGAACAACCGCGCAAACTACTTTTCCATAGACTCGAATGGTCTGATTATTTCCAATCATCGAAAGGGTTGCATGTCCACCATAGCTTTTTACGATCTTAACTACCCGATTCCACCTCGCTAGTTCTTTCCGATGCCCTGCTATTTGCATCTTGTTATCACGCTCTACCCCACACCCTTCAGCTAAATACAATCCCGCTAACCATGCTGCATCTAATCCAAGATGTCTACAATCAATCGGTGTGGCCGGTTCCGGCAAAATCGTGGATAGTAGACAGTCCCCAGTTTGCAGATTCTCAGCTGCGGTCAGTTTACCACTATCTAATGGAAACCTGTGCGCAGGGGTACAACTAATCCTCTCCCCACTTCGCAATAGAATCTCGATCTCATCCCCAGTTCTTTTAGACCAAGATGTCCCCCGTAATCCAGTCCATTTCTCACCATTCCATAATTTAACTGTAGAAGGATCGAGTCTAGCAACATCTTGAACCATCATCGGCATGTCACCTTTTTGCGAACGAACATAGATCCAGGTTCCACCAGAAAGACACCAAATAATATCCTGCCGCAATATCCAACCATCAGCCTGTAGCGCTAGAGCTAACCGCCAAGGCATACCTACGCGCCAAGGCATACCTACGAGGTTACCGGAAGCTATTGTCTTAAGCTGTTTTCTAGCACGTACCATACTAGGTTTCCACCCATCCACGGTGACTCCTGGTCTGTAAAGGCCACCGCCGTCGATCTTATCGTTACGCCCAAACTATCCCCCATGTTCAACCACACCGTACCATCGTTCCTCAGCACCCTGCGTACCTCGTTGAATACCTCCACCATCTTAGCCACGTATTCCCCAGGAGTGCTTTCAGATCCTATCTCTACAGTTTTGTCAGTCCCATAATCCCTCAAACCCCAGTATGGAGGACTGGTCATCACCATCTGCACACTACCGGTAGGCATCCGACTAAGCACCTTCAGTACGTCACCCTGATATAGCTTCACGGTATTGTGGTCCGAGGTCTGCCAATAAGGCTTCAGTGGTAGCCTAGGCATCTACCACTACCTCTCCATACAACTGGTGCAGCCTATCAGTCAACCGCCACCGCGCCTTCTTCTTGATTCCCTTCTCAATAGTTTGAAATGGCTCTACCATACCTATCTTCGCTAGGAACCTCAATAGAGTACGAGTAGCGTCTATACCCACCCCAATACGCAGCCCTATAGTTCTTGGCTCTAGCCCTATACCACCCGCAGAGTACAGATGCTTAGCTATGTCCATCGTCTGCCCCCTACCCGTATCCAGTGCCACCGCTCTAACCCTACGCATTACCTCATCGTCTACCTCTGACCGGTTAAGCACCACTGCTACACACTTCGCTAGTCGTATGTGCTGAGATACGAGTCTAGATGCTAACTCACGTTCAGCATTTTCCTGTTGCCGTAGGCTGGGTCTGGCGCGCAGGTAGGAAACAAACTTTCCTAGCTTAGCGCACTTTCTCAATGCCGTGTCATCCATTATCACCGCCTCCAGTAGCGGCACCGCGTTTTGCCGTAGATACTCTACGTAACCACCAGTCATTGCCATCGCTTTTGCTAGCTCAGGCTCGTACGTACTCTCCGCCTTACCATTAGACTCAACCGTGACACTACGGCTAGCCTTGTTAGCCACCCGCCATAGTATCTCATCTTCCAGATCGTCGTCGATACCATCCATGATAACGCAGTCTAGGAATCGCTCTCCTAGTTCACTACTGTCAATAGATCGTAGGCTGCTGGTACCACACAGTAGCCACGTCATACGGATACCATCATATTCCTTACCCATCTTGTTGCGATAGTGAGTACGGCTAGTACCGTCGTAAATGTCCCTAGCTTCACTAAGTATCTGCCCTAGATTAGGCGCTTGCAAGAGGGTATCACCATCCTTGACCACTAGAGTTTTATCGTAGAGCTGGGAGATAAGACTGTTGTCTTCAGCGCCGGCTCCGTCCGTCTTGAATCCACTGTGGAATCCACGAAAGGTAGATACGGCCCTGATGTACTTGCGCCCGACAGACAACGCCTCGCATAGTGTAGATTACACGCCGCAGGCCCGATGATTTTGACCCAGAGTTGGTCACCAATGGTTTTAGTCGAGGTAACTGATGCGAGCATCACTGACAGTGTGCGGTCTAAGCCATCGCCCCACTTGAGCGCATGCCGCCAGGCGGTAATCAGGTGCCGGTACTCCGTGCACGGTATGCACTCCATGTGCCCCCCTGCTAGGGGGCTTTTACGTTTAGCCTGCTCCTCTGCCTCCCTAAGCCACTTTTTTGGTATAGGTACTAGCTTAGCTAGTAGCCCCTCCAAGGCTGTTAGGCGGTCTGCTAGGGGCCTTAAACGTGGTGTAATAGGTTTAGTTAAGGTACGGGCGGGTAATCGGGGCATTCAGCATCTCCTAGTAGCTCCTTTAGGTAGTATACGTAATTTAGGTAAGTATATCTCGCAAGTCGGTACCACTAGGCAGCTCGGGGGCATAGCCATCCTTGCCCCATCGTAGATACCGCACGGTGTGTGGTGGATCATCAGCACCAGTGAGCATGAGAGACACTCTGTGCATCCCTGCCAGGCCGGCGGGGGATATCGTCTTACCAGGCTTAGACTTTTTAGGGTGGTCGCTATCGTAGAGTAGGTAGACGGTCTTGTCAGCAAATAAGGGTAGCCACGCCTCGACAAATGTCATACATCCCGGTACGGCCATCACGTTAGCATCTGCTAGTAAGCTACTGGCGCGGTCGGCGGTACTGATCAGAGACTTACCCCCTTCATCCCAACGGGCGCTACCCATTGTCTCCCACAACGCCATCGCATCCCACGGCCCCTCACATAGATAGATCTCCGGCTTGCTAGGATCGTAGTCTCCACTAGCTGCGGTGGGGTGATGGAGTTGGTGATTAAAGGTAGGTGTAGCCAGTAATCGGGGGTGACCTCCCATATTTGCCCAAACGTAGAGCTGGCAGAGTTTACCACGTACGTTGTAACCAGGGATTAACCACCTATCTGTGACCAAGCAACGTACGACACCCCAGTGCATCAACGTGTCAGGAAACAGCAGCTTACGTTCTGAAGCTAGGCCAGAATAGTCTACTCCCGTACGCCCGTCGCTCTGCTCCCATAACCAAATAAGAAAGGATGAACCGTTTACCGATAACCTACAGCCACCGTGCTTGCACTGCCCCTGGGAGGTATCTATATTCACCGAAAACTTATCTGCTCTACTGCAAGCTGGGCATACTCCCGGGCACTCACTACCGCTAATCTGGCTTAAGTAAAGGGTAACACCGTGAAACAAGTAAGGACGGAGCCCTACCGGTTCCTTACTCAATTTAGGCATTGTCGATTGCCTTGCTAGTTATGAGATCTCGGGCAATAAGTACAGCCATACATTCTGGGCAGCGGAAAATCTGCGAGTGGTATCGTGGGCTGTTGAGGCGCCTTACCACCTCGTCGCTTAGCGGCCCACCGCAGTGGTTGCAGAGATGGGGTATCTGGGAGATCTTGCGGGCACGTATTTCAGTAATGTAGTCTCCGGTACGCTTAAGACCAGGCGGGGGCTCGGGCTCATATTGAGCACGTTCTGTTATAGGCACTTTTTCTTTTTTCACTTTCTCGTAGAGCACACCATCATCTTCACACCTAACTCGAACTGCTTCCATCTCTGCCTCTCGATCCCTGTTTTCCTCTTTTGCATCATAGTCAGTGTATTTGGCAGGATACCGGGTACGTAGTTTGAAGATGTTAGCTTTCATTACGTCGCTTAGATTCAATTCTAAAGCGTTGCAAGCTAGAGCAATGTACCATAAGCAGTCCCCTAGTTCTTCTTCTAGGTTAGCTAGATCTAACTCCTGACCGTAATGGATCCATTTCTCAACAGCGTAAGCTAGTTCACCTGACTCCCCAGACAGACCCAGCGCGGCATGGCTTAGGCGAGTAGACAAAATCTTAGTGGACGGTCGTACGTATCGCTCAGCCGCAGCCTCTTGATCACACTCAGTACGTGCTGCTAGTTTCTGGTATTCGTTAGGTGTCATTTCTATCCCCTTAGTAAAGGCGTACTTCCCAGAAAAGTGTATTATACCTCGGTAGCACCCCACAATTTACAGAGTAGGTGCTAAACTCAACTACGTGGTTAGGATAACGATCCAACAAAGTCCCCAGCCACTCGTAGCTGTTGGGGCACATAGCTTCCTTTAGCATCCAGTTAGCTCTTAGTCCTGATGCAACCGATTGAGACTCGGCTAGAGCTTCCCGCATCGGTTTAGCTACAGTAGTGTAGAGTAGATCTAAACCGTTTGGGCTCTCGCGCACTTCCCCCTGGAGAATAGTTTTGTTGGTGGGGGCCATCTCGCTGATATACCACCCGCCCGACTTGGCTACCTTGTGCCAAGTGCGGGCTATCCGTCTCGGAGAGAGATTGTAGTAGGTACTCCCACCAGCCTTGCGGTTGCGCACGTGGACAAGACTAGTTGAACCCGAAGCTAGGTACTCTTCCAAGGTATTCCATGTTGCCGTACGGTTACCAAATTCACCCAGCGCGTATCGACGCACGAAGTCAACTTTGGTTAGCACTGGTCGCGGGTACTGACGATTCAAGGTGTATCTCCTTCCAAGCGTGCTCTCTCTTAGCGACCCACACCTTCCCTACTTCACGCCAATCGTCGGCAGCCACTCGGTGCAACCAGTCCTTAGACGCAGCATAGTCTCGCTGTTTATGCTGGTGGAAAGCGTGGCACATTGGTTGCGCCACGTCGTTGAGGAATGGTTCTTTCCAAACTATCTCAGCGGTTGCATCATGGTGGTTACTGTTGAGATTTACAAACACACTGCACTCTGCATCAAACACCTCTGGATCCTTAACTAGAGGAACAGTAAGTGCCCCTTCGTAGCTGATCACCGGCCGGCTGTGCATCGTCCTACTGTATTCAGCCAACCACTTAGTCGGCTCCCACCTGTCAGTATAGGTATGTAGATTGTTCGTGAACTGATGGTACTTACCTATGCCACAGCCGATACGAGATGCCAGATATTCCTGAAGAAAGGAAAAGTGAACTACGTTAGCGCCGAGCATACCCCAAATCAAATCGTTGCTGCGGTTACATACTGTCATGTCTAGCTTATCGTTGCGGATAGAGAAGTAGGCGTGGGTGTTGCAACACTTGTCCTTGCCGGGGTTTATGAACAAGTCTATCTCGGGGCACCACATAGCAAGCACTACTCTACGACTACTGGGGTCGTCTCGTAGATGGTGGACTATCTCATCGAGTTGGTCGAAACCAGTACCTTGCCCCCGCCACCTATAACCGTAGGCTCCTCTTAGGGTCTTTCCATCGTCGCTGAAGTCTTTCATCTTGCTGTTGTAGTAAGCCAGTGGAGCTACATCCTCACGGCCTGCCAACATCCA